AAATTTTTTCATCAGTAATATTAGTAACATCTATAATTTTTTCAGTTTTATCTTTAAAAATTACTTTGTATTTTATTGGTTCATCATCAGATTGTGCTAATAAATTAAAACTGGATAGAAGGATTGTTAATAATACTATAAAATTTTTCATGGTTATTTTGGTTAATTTAACATACCATAAAACTACAAACTATATTCCAACTTTCAAAATTGATTGGTTATGATTTTGTTACATCAGCTTGTTGAGCTTCCCAACGCGGCTTAACGATGGTTTCAAAAGTATGCATATTGAAATCAGTTTTAATGCCTTTATCTAAGTGATCATTAAATTTATTTAAGGCAGCTGTATGTGCGGAAAGTAATATCAAAAACTGGTCATTTCCATTGTTGCGACCAGGAATACCTTGTGATCCTGAACCTGTTTGTGAGGATGTATACCCGCCATTTGCAAAGCCCCTATTAACATTTTGTGCCGCTAAAATTGCAGGTAAATTAATGGTATGGATAGTACCTGAGCGCTGGGCAATATCAATTATATCGAGTACCGGTTTAACGGTTGGGTTACTAACACCATCAGCATTAGCAACAAATTCGTTTGCGTGAACAATTCCTACGGGTTTATCATTCGATGAATCAGTATCGGTAAAACCGCCGGTTTTTAAAGCTTTTACCTGTTGACGTTGGGCATTTGCCTGGGCAACTTCAACGCCTCCCAAAACACCTAGCAGAACTGCTGAAACTGTTCCTCCAATCGGTCCTAACTGTGCATATCCGGCCATGATTGCTACAGCAGTATTTGCAAGGATTTGCGCTATTTTAACAGCAAAATCAATATCGGCATATTTCTTCTTAATGCTTTTCTCTTCCTCTTCCTGTTTTGTTGCAATTTCAGTCTTTGTTTTATTATATTCAGTATCGGAAACTATTCCTTTTTTGTGATTTTCTTCCAGGTCATTAAGGTCTTTTTGATATTTTGTTGTATTATTTGTGATTGCAACATCCTGTAACCCGGTTTCAATATTTGACATTGTGTTTAATAACGTCACATATTTTTGAACGTACTGCTGTGCATATTTGAGTTTTATAGCCAATAAGGCAGCTTGAAATTTATCCTCATTCCCTTTGAATGCATCGTGTTTTGCATTTAATGCAGCAATCTCATCATTTTCTTGTTCTACAAGGCTTTTTAAATTATATTCTTTTACAGTTAATTCATATTCCTTTATTAAATCATCCTGTTGTTTAACGGTATCTTTTGTAATTGATACTTTTAAAGCATCAATCTCTTTTTCAGTTGCAACTGTTGATAAACCAAAAGCTTTTTCAATTTGTAATGTGGTCTGCAACTGCCCCATTTTCATCGTAAGGATATCTTCATTATACTTTTGCTCGATATCCTTGCGGGCGGTTAAGTTATTACCAGCATTGATAAGATCTTGCTTATATTGATCTGTGCGGGCATCAATTAATTGTTGTCCGCTTTCGATGTCCATTTGTATAACATCTTGAGCATTGCTTTCTAAATCCTTTTGATTTTTTGCAGCGGCATCGTAGGCAATTTTATTCAGATTGGCGGCATGGGAGGCTTCCAGAATTTCGAGGGTAGCCTTTTGTTCCTTGGTAAGGTTTGTTTGGTCAATATTAAATAACCCGGCTTTTTGTAACCGGTCATTATATTCCTGATTCTCAATATCAATAACTGATGTAGCCGATTGAAGGATGGTATTTATATATTCCTGTTGTTTTACTTTAAAATCCAATAATTTACCATTGATATCGGTTATCTTTTTCTCGATATCGGAATACTGGGTTTTATCGTTTACAAAATTTTCCTTGTTTTTTGCATAGATGGCAGCTTCGGAGCGTAAACGACTTTGGTTGATAATATCCATTTGCATTGCAAATTGCGCATTGGAAGATTGTCCGTCAGCGTAACGCTTCTTTTCTTTTGCTTCTAACTGGGTATAGTAGTTTGCGCTTTGGTTTAATTCGGTATCGAGGGTTTCCTTACGCAATGCAACTTCATTTTTACTATTCATTGCATTAATTTTCTTCAAATTTTCCTTACCCGAAACAGCGGCATCGGTTAGTTTTACCAAAGATTTTGCATAATCTTCGATCATAACGTCAGATCCTAAACCAAATTTTTTTAAATTTTCTGCATAGGCAACTATTTTAGGATTATATGAAGCTAATTCGGCATCCATGGCTTTTAACTTTGCCACTTCAGCATCGTTGGTAACAGGAACAGCAACTCCGGATGACATGGCCATGGCGTTTAAACTTTGCATGGCTTTTTCGTAAGTATTGCGTTTTTCTAGTAATTTATTATAATCTTCACCCGCCAGGCGTTCCTTTTCGCTATTGAAAGTAATAATATCTTTTATTTCATCTTCGCTTAGTTTTGTTCGGCTTTTCAATTGCAACAACTGGGCATCATATTCCTGCTGTGCAACATCAACCCTTTCCTTAACCATTTTTTTCTCGTTTTCAATACGTGCCTTACCAGCCTCTAAGCGTTCAGTCAGAGATTTTGTGCGGTCACGCATATCTTCTTCGAGTTGCACATTTTTTGCATGTTCGGCAGCTTCGTTTATAGACAGTGCAATAGTTTTTTCCTTTACCTGGTCCATCATTTCAGCATATTGATAACCAACTGCAATGGCTTCGGATAAATTGTCAATGAAATTATGCCAATCGCCAGAAACCATGGTTTTATAAAAATATTGTAAGCCTGATTGCATTCCGGCAACGGCAAAATTGTATTGATCTCCACTGGTTTTAGTGGATTCAACCATTTCGTGAAAATTCTCTTTGAACAGTTCAATGCCTTTTTTGCCAAGTTCTACCAGGCCAACGCCGGTGAAGATTTCTTTGAGATGAGAGAAGGCGCCGCCGGATTGTTCAGTAGCGCCTTTTAATTCTTTTTGTCTTGCTGTAACGTCGTCGAGTTCTTTTTTGTAGGATTTAAATGTGTCGGAATCGGGAGCGAGGTTTGCTAAAATAAATTTCAATTCCTTGCTGCGCTGTCCAAGTTCTTTCATGGTAAGTCCATCCAGGCCGATTTCGTGCCGGATGTCTTCCATTTGTTTTTCGAGGGATTTGAGGGAATCCATTTTAGTAGCCTTTTCAAACTCATCCTTGGTACTTTTTATTTCTTTCTTAAGATCTGAAGCTTGTTTGCTTAATTCGGCAAGTTTTAACCGCTGTGGATCGCTGTTAATTAAAAGATCGAGTTGTATTTTATCAATTGTAAGCATTCTATGCGGTTTTAAATGGATCGATCAATCTTTTTCTAAGGTCAAGGCGCACCGATTCAGAAAATCCATAACTTATTCGGCCAACAAGTAAATTAAGCCTTCCCCAAACATTTTTATTATACCAGTTAGGCGCCTGTTTTTTATTTTTCTTAGACCTATCTTTAATGCCATAAAGAATAGAATTAGTACTTACACGCGAACTTTCCCTTGCGCGTGACCTGTTTTTTCGGTACATTAACTCAACCAACCTACCTTTATCGGGAAATAAAAATTTTATCCTGCCTCCCTTTTCGCCTTCTCTTGAGGTTATAAATGAAATTTCATCCCGTAAATGGTCATGGTCCTCTTTGCTTATTATATCCTTATCCACAATTGAATTCACCATTAATTCACGAAGCTCAATTCCCCAGCGTTTAAGCTCCATCATTATAAAATTCCATTCCAGGTAATCCGATTCGGTCATAACAGGTTCATATAATTAACGTTAATTACCAGTTGCCATCCAATACTTTCACAAAGCCAGAAAGGATCAATTGGATCCAATTGAAAAGGATTGTCTAGCCAACGTTGTACAGGGCAGTTTTCACGATCGTCTTTTTTAAGAAAATTAATGAGTGTGGTCATGATTTCAAATGCCCTGGATGATTGAAGCATTTCTCCCATCGAATCCATTTCTGATCCTGTCCAGTGACTCGCAATTGTTAATTGTACTGTCATCTTTGAGTCGCGAACCCTTACTTCGTTCATCGGACCACCACCAATGCCTCCCGGTTCAACCAACAGGAAATAACCATCTATGCCAGCAATACTTTCGGCTAACTTCTTATCGTTTGTGTAAACCACAAAATCAGTCAATTCAGGAATCAGGCTATTCGGATCCATGGCTGATATATATGCTTTCAGATCGGCATATCCTGGAATGGTATCATCTTCCCGGGCAAAGTTTTTAACTACACCCTCCAATAATGGATAACGTGCAAAATATTTTATAATATCAATTGGTACCATGTATCAGAGTTTTAAAACAGTTTCAATTGGCAACTTTAAATCGATGGATATTTCACCATTGTTTTTTTTCATTCCGCGAAGCGAAACAACAGCCTCCTGAATGCTTTTTACCTGTATGTTAAAAAAATCGGTAATTGGCATCATTACCACATCATCAATTTTCCCATAACCATCTTTACTCATTGTATAAACATGTCCATAAGAACCGAGGGATATTTTATCCGGATCGCTTTCCCCGGATCCTGAAAACAGGATTCCAAACACAGGATGGTTATAAAAATAGTTCTGCCAGCAAATCAGCATGAACCATATTGCCTTTAATTCTTTATTGAGATGTTCCTGGAATAATATGGCACGCTGTTGTGCTTCAAAAGTGTTATATTTTTGCCTGTTTTGGCGATAAAGACAAGCGGCCATATTAGCCAGGTACTTTGTATCTTTTGTTTGAGCGTAAATATGTTGGTATTCATAAGCGTCAAGGTATTCTCCAACGGTTATATCGGTTTCAAGAATTCCGAATTTGTCAATATTGAATACCGGGCCATGAAATTTTTTCTTTCCAATACTGATTTCTGGTAATAAATTGCTAGTAAGTGCAAGATTAAAACCAAATTTAGGTTGGATGATCGATTTAACTGTTTCAAGTTCCTTCAGCAGTGTTTTATCATCAATCTCATCAGGTAAGGCATAAGTCAGTATATTTTTAAGCTTATTGCTTAAAACCTGCACAACATCATCATTTATGCTGATGCTGAAGACAAATTTTGTCCATTCGGCCAGGCATTGATGGCAGCAAATTTCAACTTTAGGCTTTGGAAGTTTCTCACCAACCAATATTTCAAGAATTTTAAAGCGTAGTTCTGCTTTTGCCATTGATCCGGCATCAAATAATAAATTTACAACCTCTTTAAATTTTGAAGGTGTAAGTTCGTCCCAGGCTGTTTCTATCTTATATTCCTTCATCATTAAATCATTGAAACAAATTTGTCGTTCTCGTTGTGCCTTCTTTTTTCACATGGGTTATATTCACTTGGCTTATCGGGAACCTGTGAATCTGCCTTAGTTTTAATATCCATCCCCCGGAGTACGGATTCTGCCATATTCCGATATTTAAATGATAGTTTATCCTTTACATCTTCTGAAGTAAGTCTCGGGTTATTACTGGCATCGTTGGCCATATTCCTGCGAAGGGTAGAAGGAAGGTAATAATTATCCCATTCGGATATTGCACGGCTAACAGTAATATAAGCCAATGCACGTTTCAATTTACTTATCATTACCGGATCAGGAGTTGTAGCATCCAGTATAGTTTTAATTTTAATGTGTGCATTGATCTCGTCATAGGCTTCCTGCTGAAATACACGCGAGCGGATAAAAAATGCGGCGTTACCTTCTGTTTGAAAGCAATTGTCAAAATCACGATAGGTTTTAATAAGGAGATTGTTAAATGCAGTGCTTTGTGGGCTTTCTGCCCATGCTGTAAAAGTCTCTTTATCTGAATCCAGAGAATCAATAAGTTCCTTGGTAAATAAGCCATAACTGATTAGAAGGCTTTCGCGGGCTTCATCAGTTTGATATTTAAACGCTGTTGTTTCTTTATCAGTCTTATAAGTTGTGATGCTATTAGGGCTTACCCTTATCTGTAACCATATAAAATGATGATATAACGCCAGGGGAACGATAGCAAAACGCAATAATTCCAACACTTCAGCATATTTCTTCGCTTCATCTTCATCAGTGGGTGGAGTCGTCATTTTATCAATGATATCGTCATACATTTCAGGAGAAATGATTTCGCGGATATCATTGGCAGCAACAATCATACTGCTATTGATATTTTCGAGTTTCAGCGTAACATCAATTCCCGAAACATAGTTTTTAAGGCTGACTGTGGGTGTAAAAGGTAATTTTATCATATCAATTGATATTATTTTGTATGCGATTTTGTGGCGAAGTATCTTGCTGGCGTTCCGGAGCAAAGCGTTTAAACCCAATTTTTACGTTGTTGGTTACCAGACGGGGAAAATTGAGCCAAAGGGCACGATTTAAATCTTCCAGAATAAATTCTTCAGCATAACCCAGGGTGTCTAAATAAACCAGGTATGAATAATAAACTTGAGCTCCGGAATTAAAAACCCCTTCGTTGCTTAAATTTGAGATAGCCGGATCAAGACCTTTCCCGGCAACAATCATTCTTGTGCTTTCCTTGTTAAAATCAATAACTGATTTAATAAATTCGGAATACTTAACCGGTATATCCTCGAACGTCCATTTTTCAATCCCATGTTCAGTTAAAAATGAACGGCTCCAATATGCTTTACCTTGATTTTTACCAGCTCCGGAAAGCACTGCAGTAACCATCTCAATTTTTTTATTAATGACTGCAGTCAAAAGTTCATAAGAGAAGTCGGTGCCAATTTCCTTAACCCCTTCAAATTCGGTTTGCAAAGGTTTACCTGCAGTTTTGCGGGCTTCATTATCCCTGCAAATGTTCTTGAGGGTTTCTTCAATTTGTTTTATCCAGGCATCTGGAATAATTACATGAATCTTGGCCGAAAGTGAATTTTCGAGGTAAGAATTTATGTATTTCGGATTAAGGTTAGTGCCTTTAATCCATTCCTTTAATCCATAAAAGTAAGTTGGGGTGCTGTAAATATCCTCGTCGAATGAACGATCACGGACATAGTTAACCGATGAAGGATAACGAAAAGGATCGGAACGGACGAAACGAGGCCATTGGTCGAGATCGTACATGTTAAGTTTAGTCCAGTCACCAACCAATACAATATCAAGGTCGGAATCTAGGATCCGGGCGCGCCTGTCAATTGTTTTTGTGGTACCCAAACGACAATGGGCGCCGTTTAAATATTTTAATCCGCGAACAGGCATGGAACCATTAACCCGGCGTGATTTGTTAAAAAAATATTGGTTATAACCATCCTCCATATAATAATATTCATGAATGGCCTGTTTAGCATAAGTATGCAAAGGTTCTAAATCAGGATCCCGATCCCACGAGTTTAACCAGGCCCATACTTCAGGATATGTTTTCTTTGATACCCATCTACGGATTTTTCCGTCTGATGGCTGGGTACTTGCTCCAGGAGTGATGTCTTCAATATCATCAATATATAATTCTGGACCACGGCCATACATCATACGTGCTTGTTTTGCAAGTATTTCTGGTAAAAAGGGATTATATTTTACATATTGTTTAGCTTCGTTCGGCAGGTAATTATTATTTCCATTGGTAGCAATTGTAAAACCCTCAAAATTAATTCGATCTCCAACAACAATGAACCGGTTATAGTTCATTTTTTCTCTTTCCATCTCCCAGGTATCTTCAGATGTCCCAAGCGCAAATGTCATATAGGCTTTACCATCCTTGGAAGAATAGCCATAAGAACCGTAATTTTGAACATCAATATTATCACTGGCCGTATTAAAGCCTTTAATTTCTTTTTTCATATTAATCATTTAAATTCTGTGCTTTGCCATCTATTTTAGGGGTGAGCCAATCAACTTTTAACATTTCGAATTCGGGGGGAAATGCAACATATCTGACCAATCTTTTGCGGCATATCCGGTTTTGATTGACTTTTGCAGCGTCGAGGTCGGTATATGGAAGAAATAAATCAGGGTGCGGTTCCATACTGTCATCGGGAAGAGCCGGACGTAATCGGCAACGACGAACAACACGAATACCATCAGTTTGACAACGACGTTCCTGCCAGGTAAGATGCTGCATAATAAAAAAGAAATCATCAGAATGCCTCAAGGCACGCATACGGGCTAATGCTTCATAACCGTTGATTGTTGTCATTCACTCAGCTATTTTATGCTAAGGAAATATATTGAGAGGAAGGGTTAAAGGACAATGATAATTATAAACCAGTAATATGTGCGCTATCCGGAATAGCTTTTGGTTTATATTGTTCACCATATAAACCCCATAATAGGTACATTAAAGCTGAAGGTAGTTGCGTAGAAAACCAAACCTGATCTTCATATTCCAGTTTTACTTCGCTGGTTTTGTCAAGTTCAATTCCAAAACCTTTCTCTCTTTTTAGCGGGCTCATATAAATACAAGAGATTAATTGTTCACACTCATACTGGCAAATTCCTATGCGTGGGGTACGTTTCTCACGTTCACTGAGCAATATTTCAAGTAACATAAAATGTTCCCAATAGAATATAGTGCGCTGATCGGAAGGTGTGCAAAGTTCAACCCTCCATCCGAGATCCTCCAGACAACGTTTTAAAATCGCTATGTCAGTCTTACCTTTTGGGTTATTTGCATATATTTCTTTGCGTTGATTACCGGCACGATCGTAATATATCCGCATGTATTTCTTTTGATGTGGCCTGAAGAATTCATTTATCTCCAGAGCTAAATCAAAATGTTGCCTGGGAGTCCAGACAAAGAAGTTTTTTAATACTTTGAGGTCATTTCCTTTCTCCTGGGCGATAACGCAACTCATAAAGTTGCCCGGATCGAATCCCATAAGCAAAGGTTTGCATGTATCGCAGTATTTAAGGTCAGCGCTAGTTCGCTTATATTCTCCCGCTACGTTTACATCATCAAAACCACCAGGTCCTTTATCATATTTATAACTGTCAGTAAAAATATGTTGCTTTCCAAACCAGGCAAAGAACATTTCTTTAACCCTGTCAGGCCTTATGCCTAAAATAGACAATAAAAACTTTGAAACGTTACTTTTAGCGCCTTTGAACTGACGTGTAATATAATCATTGCCCAAAACAGCCAGATTACTGAAGGATGAACCTTTAATATATGACCATAATCCGGATTCTTCCTTACGTTTTTCGAGTAGAAAAGCCTTCCAACGATTAATAAACCTTGTTAATCGTAATATTTCGGCCTCCGCAGACTTAATTTTGGTTAATAAACCTGATTTTCTGGCTTCTTCAAGGTCTACTTCAGCATTTAAAAGCTCTCCTTCAGCTTTTAGAGTACGAAAAGCAATGTATTCAATCAAATCAAGTGCCGATCGGTTAACATTTTCTTCGTAATGCGTCCACCAGTCTTCATCGTTTTCAAAATTTGGAGTACTTGAGAATCCTGTCATTCCACCGAAATAGTGAGAATGGCCATATATTTCCCTGTCTTCACGTAAAGTTGGAAATACCCGTTCAACAAAATCGGTTTCTTTAATGCGTAAAAGTTCGTCAACAAACACATGTACAACGCTTTTACCAATAATACTTTCAGGACGGTCAAGGCTTCCAAATAACAAAACGGTTCCCCACGCAAATGAAATGGTATGTTTCCATGATCCAACCGGAGTCAACGGCCTTTTAAAATGTTTGGGCGGCTCCTTGCCGTATTCATAATGTATACCTCTAGTATAATGCTTACCCAAATATGTAATGATGCCTGGTACAATTGTATCCATGGCAAACGTATAAGTTGGAGCAACCAGCAACATTGTACTCCTGGGCATATCATAAGTAATGCGAACAATGCGGGGAGCGAACATCTCAGTAGTTTTGCCGGATCCTCGACCAACTTCACCAAGCAAATTTTGAGTGTCTGATAATAAAACATGATGCTGAACAACAGTATTATATTTATCAATAAATTCTATATTACTGTTATAAAATCCAGCGACCATGCTCATTGCAAAAACACTCGACCCGGAGAAGTCAAAAAAACTATCTAAATTTAAGTGAGGAAGTATTGATATGATTAAGGAGAAAGCAACAATGGCGATGAGTAGCAAAGCAAATTTTCTCAGTAATTTAAGTCTATAAAGAAAAATATTGCTTTGGCTTCTGGCTAATTGCTTTTTATTCATCAGATTCCTCCGTATCTGTAATATTCATACTGAGTGCGGCTTCTTCTTTTAACTTATCTTTTTGTTCAGTATTGATTGGGTAAGAATCAATGTTTTTGCAGGCATCCTTATATTGTTTTAAACGCTCACCGGCAATACTTTTAAGGTTGTATTCCTTTTTTCCTCCGAGCATTTTCCATGTTACTTCGGGCGAAAGAACGTGAACAATAGGATGAAGTTTTGTAGTATCAATTTCGTTTTCATTAGGATTTTGCCTAAGTCTTGCGGCATCGATAAGACAACGGCGAGCGACTCCAAGGTTATCGGAGACAAGAGCGATATTGCTTAATTCTTCAAGTTTGTCAGCATAATAATCATTCCAGGCAGAATTCCGGACTGTACTATTGAGATGAAAATAGTTAATTGCCTCCCATATAATTTCACGGGCAGTATTAAAAGCTAAATTAAAGTCAGGATATTTTTTAATTAATTCCCTTGCACACCTTGAAACTGAAGGATAACGACGTTGTAATTCAGGTACCCTATCCAATAAAAAGATATAGCGTTGCAGATCCTCCGCAATAGCATCACTTTTATTCGTAGTTAAAAAGGATTTAACGATATCAGGATGCAAACTTTCGAATCTTTCATGTAAACTCATATTGAATC